AGGTCCGGTCTGTCCCGTCTCACCCGTGGCTCCTGTAGCTCCCGTGGCTCCGGTCGGTCCTGTCTGTCCCGTCTCACCCGTGGACCCCGTGGCTCCAGTTGCTCCCGTGGCTCCAGTTGCTCCCGTGGCTCCAGTTGCTCCAGTAGGTCCGGTCTGTCCCGTCTCACCCGTGGCTCCTGTAGCTCCCGTGGCTCCAGTAGGTCCGGTCTGTCCCGTCTCACCCGTGGCTCCTGTAGCTCCCGTGGCTCCGGTCGGTCCTGTCTGTCCCGTCTCACCCGTGGACCCCGTTGCTCCAGTAGCTCCGATGGACCCCGTTGCTCCGGTGGACCCCGTTGCTCCGGTGGCTCCAGTAGGACCCGTTGGTCCTGTAGGTCCAGTTGCTCCGGTAGGACCAACTGGCGTTTCATCAACCGACACTCTTGCGGTTATTTGTATTGAACCACCACCCACATCTACCGATTGTGCCGAATCAAAATCTTCCGCCCAAAGTAAATTTCCATCATTGGACGTTACAAAATAACCATATAAGGTCTCCGCACCGACAAAAGTAAACGTCTCTGTAGTGTGTTCTGCAATCGCTAATCCAAGCGGTTGCGTAATTAACCAATCTTCTGGGTCTAATTGTTGCGATGAATAGGAGCCATCTGTCGGCTCAATAAAATCGCCAATAACTAAATCTTCATCCGTTAAATCCAAGTCTACGTTGTAAAGGTGAAGATGGTACGGTGCAGCTACAGACTCTTGACCAATTAAATATTCAAGCAGAGTAACTTCGGACACATTAAATATTTTGAGCATATTTTATTTATGCTTGACATTGTATAACTGATTGTGGTAAGGTGATCGAAAGGAGGAAATAACAATGACACCTATAAAAGCAATCAGATCTAATTGTCTTGAATGCTCTGGGGATAACAAGAAAGAAGTTAAACTTTGCCAAATAACAGACTGCCCACTCTATCCCTTTAGATTGGGAAAGAATCCCAATTACAAAAGAAGGCAATTAACAGAAGAGCAAAGAGAAGCAAACAGGAACCGCCTGAAAAAGGCCCGAGAAGCCAAAAAAACACAAGATAGCACAAAGAAATATTCACCAAAAAAGAAATCTGACCCAGAACACCTTTAGAGCATAATGATATAATATTAAATAAAAAAACCCCCCTTCCCGCCAACGGCGGGAAGGGGGGTTTTGCCCGAATCTACTTTATCAATTCCCTTAAATTGGAATCCACATAAAAACACTTCTTGCCGATCCAGAAGCATTCCCCATCAAGTCTTACCGTTCGGGTTTCTCCAACCTTGAAAATAATTTCACTCTTAATCGTACCATTTGCCTGTTTTGTTAAATCAATTCTCTCGATAAGAGACCGCAGTTTTGCCCTGATCGCTAACCGCAATTCCTTCTTATCCTCTTCCTTTGCTGTAGCAAGAGCCACAATAGCCGATTTTGCAGAAGCCAAAGTGTCTTCTGGGTTGTCTGCTATCTTGGCTTCCAATTGCTCTATTTCACCATCCAAATTAGTTTTATCGGTTTCAAGCTGTCTAACAATGTTCAAGGCAGAAGCAAAATCGGGATGGTCTGCAATGGTTCTAGTAGCTTGCTCTATCTTGTTCAGCAATGTTTCCCGCTTTGCTTTCAACCCGTCCAACGTATCCCTATCTGGGGAGGGCTTGGAATCTAATTCACACTCCCACACCACCGTAAGTAAGCACGGCTCCAATTTGCTCATTGAAAGCGACCAATAATCACCATTGCCTTGTATTGCTGCGCTGGGGTAAAGTGATTTATCTTTTGATCCATCCCGTTGCGGTTTGGTGGCAAGCCACATTGTTGATTTTGTTGCCTTGTCATATACCAGACCGGAGAAGAGGTTGACAAATTTGCTAACCGGTCCTCTATGCCGCCTTCTGCCGTCAATTTGTGCTTGTGCTTTGTAGTAGGTGTTATCGTCAATAATGCGAACATAATAATCTTGGATCGGTTCCCCTTCTGGTTTGCGGGTATTCTTACCGGTTTTAATTGTTGGCTGATATTCTCCCAATACCCGCTTATCCCGCAAGATTGATCGGACATAATTCCTTGACCATCCTTTTTTGCCTATTGGCTTGATACCCTCTGCATTTAATTTCTTTACGATTGCCTCAAATCCCATACTACCCGCAATGGACAACTTGTAAATATATTTGACCTTTGCCGCCTCTTCCTTCTTTACAATCCATTTGGTCCGATCTTCACTCAACTCCAACCACGCCGGTCCTTTACTTGTCCAGATTTTTCCTTCCCTTGCCCGTTGCCGATGGGATTTGATAGCGTGTTTGACCCGCTCTGATTTCTTGTTGCTTTCCTCGTTCGCAAGGATCAACTCTGTAACAAGGTTCATGACCCCAAAGCCCCGCAAATCCTCTTTGGTCAGTATTCGACCTGATCGAACGTGACCGATAGGGACACCCGCTCGGAGGATTTTCCCCAGAAGCCCCATAGCAATGTCAATATCTTCACGGGTCAACCGGTCAAGCTGTTCTACAACCAGCACGGTCCCCTTTTCAATCGTCCCCCCTTTGATCGCTTTGAGGATTTCGCCGAGTTGCCCTTCCAAGTTCAATCCGGTCCAACCGGATACCCCCGCATCTACATAGGTCATGTCGCAAGGGGTCAGCTTGTGAGCCGCGCAGAAGGTCGTAAAATCGTCCTGTTGTCTCTGTAAACTATCCCCCTCCGTTTGGGTGGGGTGACTCCACCGAACATAGGAAATTGCCTTGCACATTGTTTTCTCCCTTGTTTCACGGGTTCCAGTGTATTCTACACCTGTAGGTTAGAAAGATCAACACTGGAACCTATGCTACACTAACTAACCTACACTTGTCAAGCGGTTTCTTCCATCTATTTTTAGCGGTATGATCCCCCTCTGGCGGTATAGATGGAATCGGCGGACTGTGCGATAATCAGACTGAACCACCCCAAACCCAAGAGAGGTAAGCAAATGAAAACCTTACTATCGGTACTATCGGTTGCTCTGGTCCTGTTGCCGGTTGTCTCCGCACAAGCACAGCGCCCGCAAATGATTGATCCCCGATCCGCACAAGGGCAGCGATACCTTTATGAACAGAAACGAGCAAGACAGCAACGGGAACAAGAGCCACTATCCAAACGCTTGGCAGGATCAACGTGGAAATCCGGTCAGACCAGTATCAACTTTCAAAGGAATAATTCCGTTGTGGTTCGGCATGGAAAAAAAATCTACTCCGATAGACTCCTCTATGATGTGGACGCTACCACCTTACTGATGATTGACCCCAAACACCACATTATCTACATACTGCGATTCAAGGGGGAAATGACCTGCCATAAGTTCTTTACGGATGGGACCACCACACCACCGGAACCCACAACCTTTAACCGCCGATAAGGGGCTTGGAGTCTCCGCAATGACACCAAAGCAATGGCTTGAGATTGGACAACGGCACTAGAAGAGGCGTTCAAATGAAACTACAATGGCTTGACGATTTCGGTAAAATGCTTGACGAAATCCCGCCCGAACACTTGCCTCCCTTCATCGCGTACTTGCAAGACACGCAAGAGTGGCTTGACCTAATGCGGGATCAAATCGACCAGATAATTAAAAGGCAGACGAAAAGAAGCCCCCTTCCCGCCAACGGCGGGAAGGGGGCTGAAACGCCCTAGTAATCCCTAATTTGCCGCTCCTCTCTTCTTAACCGTATCCGGTGGATTAACTGCTACCATTCTGGCATTTCTCGACCCACCGCAATACGTCACGATTAAATTCAACCTCCGATAGGTCAAGCCGTTCCATCAAAAACACTTCCCGTTGCTCTTTTGGTATCCTCCGCAATTGCGGAAACATCGTTAAATGGTCTCCTCTCCTATCAAATAGCTCCGCTTTGCGTCCCTTCTCTAACTGTTGGCCCGTTATTATTGGCTCCACTTCCTTTTCTACTTCATCTAATTCTTCCGGTTTTCCCAAATCAAATCCGCCAACTTGCTCTTCATCATCCTTGTTTGCCTGCAATTGGAAATAGTCTAGGTTTGGGTCATATCTTCCAACAGCAAATCTCCCATCCCTTCGGTACAACTCAATAAACTGCCGATCCTCTAATAGGTCAAGGTATTTGACCACCGTGCGCACATCAAGATTGAACAGATTAGAAATAAATCTATTATCAATTCGCTTTGCTGCATTGTAGCAAACGCAAAATGAATATAACGCATGGAAGGTAACCGCTTCATAATTACATTTCTTAGCAATTTCCTTGCTGTATTCGCTCGGAGGATAATACGTAAAATATTTCCATTTGCACAACATTCCCTTTGGCGAATCCAGAAAAAAGCCGTCTCTTATTAGGTGCCTGTAATCATTGCCCAACAGCCCAACCTCAACCAATGTGTCGGACAATTGCCCTAATCGTCCTGTTGATAGACCGGTCAATATTGACAGCCATCGCAAGGTTCTCCGGTAACTGCGCTGATAATAACAGGCACCATACAATATAGCGTGCGATAGGAGCAACTGCCCTCCCGGTCTAGGATATGGCACATTGTAGTAGCGTATCTGATTTTTAAGCTCGTCTCTTAACATTATTAACCTCTTTTCTTGTGCTGTTTTGTCCACTCCTTGCGCTGTTTTGTCCACTCCTTGCGCTGTTTTGTCCACTCCTTGCGCGCAAAAACACTACAATAAATTGACGTAAAGTATGTTCCCTGTAACGACTTAGGTAACGAACAACCCAAGCCCCTAATTATAATAAAAATAAACCTAAAGATTTTTATAATAATAATAATAATTGTAAAAAAATCCCTGCGGGGGTTTTTAATTACGATTGCTGCTTCGCAGATCGAATTTCTTTGCCCCATTTGCCCATCGGGCAAATGGTCTTTCTTATCGAACCCTTCCGGTATTTTAGCCTTGCGCTCCAGTGACAAATATGTTATACTTACCTCCGGTGTTAGTTGCTGGCAGTTTACGAAGTTCAAATTATTTTTACCGCACATTAGGTGCTGGCAGTTTTTTCGAGTTATCATTTTTTACCGCACTAACCTTTCTGCCCTCATTTTCCCGCTGGGAAAATGAGGGCTTCTTTATCACTATCCCACCAGATCAACACTACTCTTATCGATGGCTGCGCGATTGCCCGGCTGGCGTTGATTTTTTTATTAGGTTCAACTATAATACTAATAGACATATTTAATCGCCTCACGTAACTGGGGCATATCTCTCTTTTATTTGCTTTCAGCCCCTTTCCCGCCATTGGCGGGAAAGGGGCTTAAATTTGCCTTTACACTAATTACTCTCAATTCCGCTCTGCTATTGTGGAAGTCTATCCAATCCTTTTCAAACTTCTTGTCCGCAAACCGGTTGCCTATACAGCCGTCACCATGCTCCAGTAAGGCAATTGTTTTTACGTTTACGCTACGTTGCCCAACGAAGTCTTCTACAATTCGTTCAAAGGTATTTGGTGGCGTATGATCTACGTGCGAGGTTTCAAGGGTCATCGGAATATGGAGGATCGGACACAAAGGCGATAGGCGGTTCTGGAAGAACCGCCTTTTAAGATCAATTACAAATGGTGCTACCGCCTGCCGACATGCTTGCTTGAAATCTCGTATTTCGGATGGTAGCTCAAGACACTGGCGAAAACTGAAATCGGTCTTAGTTCCGTCTATCCGTTCCAACCAGAAGCATCGGGTTTGGTATTGCTTCGTTGGTGCAACCCACATCTTGCGAACACCAGCGCCGATCTTCTGATCGCTCCACGGATGGTGGCGTAATAGAGCGACCATAAATGTTAGGTGTGGTTCCGATATTGCCTCATGGTCCTTGTATTTGCTGTGGATATTCTCCCGCACAAATTCAATTACCGCCTTCTTTGAACCAAAATATCTTCCGTTAATTGTGTATTCGTACCGTGGCATCACATCCCTACCGGATCGGGATAATGGGCATTCAATTTATGTTCCTCGAAATACTTCTTAATTGTCGGCAATTGTCTTGCCGTATAGAACCGCCTCTTATGCCCTTTAATTCGTTGTTCAGGTTGCGGCAAGTATTGTCGATGGTAATCCCACATCCAGTGCGACAAGTGAAGCATCCGGGAGACCTCGCGCCCGGTAAAATAACCCTGCTCTATACGTTCTTTTTTATTCATTGGTAAATCCTCCAATAAGGTATATTAGTAACGTTATAAAGAAAACGGGCGGAAAAATCAAGGTAATTGTGAAGTTTCCGCCGCGATTTTTGGATGGGAATTGCCCGTATCGTTACGGGCAAAAATATTGCCAATATAATATTTATTGGGCAATTGATTTATCGTTTTTTCATCCTGAACCGATTGGCAAAACCGCCTGCGCCGATCAAGTTTTTAACACTAATGAGGGGTGTGGGTCAGGCTGTAAATGTCTCTCGCTTAATTATATGCGTTTGGCTTCAACTTTGGCTTTAGAGGTGGTCGAACAAAACTTTTTCAAATGGATAAAGGGAGCCTTTATTGCGATCTTGTATCGTGTTGGCGGTTGTGATATATTGACAGGTACAAGGAGAAAAACAAATGTGTGAAAACGAATTGACAATTCGTGGAAGGGGTGGTGTTATGTCTTGCCTTGCGGCAATAAGGGGCGAGCCTAATAAGGATGGACCATGTTACATTGATTTTGAAAGGATTGCACCAACGCCCGCCAACGTGGATTGGTATAAGTGGCGGGTTGGGACGCAAAAGAATAACTACGAAGACGCACACTGGGGTGTAAAGTGGAACGCTGCCAGGTCTTTTTTGGGGAACAACGCAACCGACAAGAAGGCGAAAATCTGGTTTGATACGATATGGAGACCGCCCGAACCGATCATTGTTGAGCTATCGCGGCAGTATCCACAGCTCACATTTCTTCTGAAGTATTGGGAGGGGGAGTATGGATTCAAGGGCGTTTTTGAGGTAAGAGCTGAGTGGGTAATCCGAGATCGAACGTATCACTACAATGGCGACAGGGGAGGTTTCCCGGTACCTGAGTATGGTACTACCTGCTATATTGACTCCAATGGCGTATGCCGACCAAGTAAGGAAACGCAAAGCTGAAGGAGAAACCAATGGTTCATTTTTGGATGAGAGAACATTGTGCGTCCCCATCTGAGATGGGGACGCTGTTGCGAGTCCTCGCCGAGAACGGTTGGAAATGGAAGGTGTGTTGCGTCCACGAGGGCATAACAATTGAGGAGGCATGGGACAGACTTTTTGATTTAGAGTTGCCTGATGATCTATTTATGCCCAACATAATTGAGGAAGATGATTTAATAGAAGACGGTTGGACATGGTAGGGCAAGGCTTAGTGCCACCGCGCCGATCAAGGTTTAGCCACTAATGGGGGGGGAGCGCGGTCCAAAATCCGCAAAGGTGGCGGATTTTGGACCGCTCCCACAACCCAACGGAAGGAGTGTACATGTACAAAAATGTGGAAGAAGTGAGAACGCTAGAAGAATTTGAGAGGGAGTTTGTTGACCCGTGGTTTCGCGGTGCTTACCGGTGCTTAATTGTGGTAGGTCGTCCCGGATTATCAAAATCCTACGCTTTTGAAAAGCGGTTAGACAATAATACCATCCATCTAAAAGGCGGTAGGTTGTCGGCGCTGGAGGCATATAAGAAACTTGGACGGCTAGCGATGGAAAATCAGGGGATTTGTCGGCAAAATGTCGTGATGGACGATGCAGAGACAGTCTATGAGGAGTTAAATGGTAAGCGATTTATCCGGCAAATCACAGAATCGCCATCCAAAAGGTCACCTAGTTGGGAGACAGCAACTCCAAAATTAGATGGTATCCCGCAATCCTATTATCTTACCGGTAATGTAGCCATTATTTGTAACAAATTCGTGTTCGGTGCCTCACACGAATTTGAGGCGATTTTGGATCGCTCAGAATTTGTCTATGTAAATTTTACAAACCTGGAAATTCACAAGATAGCATCCCAATTCTTTTGGGACAACGAGATTTTCAAGTGGATCGGTAAGCGCATCCACCTTATGGATGATCTATCTGTACGGGCATATATGCGAGCGGCTAATCGTAAGGCAGCAGGGACCGACTGGCGAAAGATGTTAATGCAGCGCCACATGGTAGACGATGCAAAATCAATGGTTCGGGTGTTGACCAATGATAAGCGATTCAAAACGGAAGCCGAAAGAGTGGAAGAGTTTTTCGCCTTGACCGGTCAAGGGCGCAGCACCTATTACGATGTGAAAAAGAAATTAAAAGAAGAGGGGCAATTAGAAATTAGTTTGGAAAGCGCAGCAAGAATTAAACTACAACATCCAGGCAAAAAGCCGAAGGGGTTGTAAAGAGAACGCCCCTTTCGCGCCAATCGGCGCGAAAGGGGTTTTTCCCGACCGGCACGAGACAAAATCTAATTTAATTAAGACCGGTGGGATAAAACCCTTTGCCGCGACAAGCGGCAAAGGGTTTTTATTTCCAATCATCATTGAGCCACATCAAGTATTCGCTGCCCTTGTCTAAAAAATATGATGCTTCTTCTGTTGTCATATCCTCGGACCATTTGACCCATCCATCCGATCCGTCTGCCATTCCCTCAATCGCGACAAAGGCGAACCGGAGGGGTCGGGATCGCAATTCGTGGATAATCTGTTCTATGCTTGCTTCTTCTAATTCCATAAGGTATTTATCCATTTGTGTTTGTTACTTGCTTTTGGTATACTACTATAATAAGTTAAAGGAAAAACAAATGAACCAAAAACAACTAGTATCTATATTAACCGATTTGCATCAAATCTTAAGCGATTACGAACCAATGCCAGCAATAGATAACGAGAGTCTTGTAAGCTATTATTGCAAGTGTGGCGACTTGGCTGTTGAGTTGCACGACAATCAATTATGTGTGAATATTGATAGTCATATGCCGCTAGCAATTCGTTGGGCATTAGCACATTGTTGCGATATACACGATTTGGAGTTGTGCGAATTAGGGGATCCGAGACAATAAACATTACAATAGGGATGGCGGTTTTTAATGATTATTCGGGGGTGTTTTTTACAATTGAGGCAATACGTTTTTACCATCCTGAAATTCAACCCGAAATCATTGTAATAGATAATTCGCCCAACACGAGACAGGGAAAAAGAACCCGTGAGTTTATTCGATCAATCGGGGCAAAGTATGTCCCATATACCGATAAGATCGGAACAAGTGTAAGGGAACAGGTCTATCGTCATGCCACCACACCCTACGTCCTAATCGTTGATTCTCACGTCTTGATCGCTCCAGAAGCAATTGCCAAGCTGGTTGATTACTACGGGTCCAATCCGACCACCCCTAATCTATTGCATGGGGTACTGGTATCGGACGATATGACGGCCTACTCCACGCATTTGGAGCCGGGATGGGGCAGCAAGCGTATGTATGGTGAGTGGGGAGCCGATCAACGTGGAGCCGATCCAGACGGGCTACCCTTTGAGATACATGCGGCGGGCATGGGGCTGTGGTCCTGTCGGCGGGATGCTTGGCTGGGTCTTAATCCTGCCTTTCGGGGTTTCGGCGGCGAAGAGGGGTATATCCACCACAAGTGGAGACAAGCGGGAAGAAAGGTTCTTTGTTTGCCGTTCCTCCGGTATCTACACCGGTTCGGTCGGAGTGGACCCGTCCCAAAAACAAAAGACACCTACAGAAACTATTTGATCGGCTGGAAAGAATTAGGATTAGATACAAAAGAGATAGAAGAATATTTTAATTCACCTACGTCTTGATTTATTACGCCACGGGAAAGGTATCTCCGGTATCGGCTTGTCCAAAAAGGGACATAGCTTATCCCATCCGTCACCACTACAAATATTGAGAACCAGTAAATCATCTGGTCTGTCTGCGAAATATTCAAACACTTTGGCGTGATGTTCGGCTCTTTGCTTGACCCAGAGCTTTTGGGTTGCTATGTCTCTTGGCTTCCTTTTCCTTTTGCAGTGTCTTATTCGTGATTTGATCCAGCTTCTTTTTTTTCGCACGTTCAAAATAAATTTACTGCCAGGATTCTCCAAATCCAGAGTCACAAAAAATCTGTAGAAGGGATCATCGGTATAGGTGTCGTAATTATTCAGGTAGGTCAGTAGCGGCTTACCTTTTTGAATCGCTCTTTTAATTCTTCTACTTGCTCGTCTCCGATTATGAATTGAACGATATCCAAGATAGAAAAATGCAGAATGAAGACTTGTGGTTCCGGTCTTGTTCATTCCGATACAAAAGATTTTCATAGCTGCATTGTCTCCACAATTTGCAACACCTTTTCAACCGATGGGGTCCATCCTTCATCATTGTAGCAATATGCAGGTGCCTGAAACGGGTTCCAGGATCGGAGATACCTTCTCTTGCTCCTATGCAATCCGCTCCAAGCAAGCACAGGACACCCACATAGAGCCGCAAAATGAAGAGGTCCGCTACTAGGTCCAAGTATTAAACGGCTACTGGCGCAAATGTTAGCCAGATTCTCAAGTTCAATTCCCCGCAAGTCTTTCGTTCCGGGAACAAGGAAGCTTTGCCCGCTACTCCCAACACTGGCAATCCTACCTTTCAGACGTTTAACTAATTTCATCCAATTCTTAATAGACCAATTCGCTTCTTTGCGGTGGTTCCTGCTCCTGGCATGAATCAAATAATCGTATTTCAAAGCAGGATTGGCTTGACCATATTTCCGGTGGAGTTGTGGACCTTTCATTTTTTGCGGTTTTATAATTTGACAATCAGAAAATGACCTCCATAATTCAGCCCTTAATTCTTTTTGTCTGAATCCTCGACATTTCCAAGCATCGGGTCTACCATTCACGATAAAGGGAAAGAACTCCTTGCAGAAATCACGATAAAGGTATTCTCTATCTTGTCGAGAAGAAACAATAACATCGTATTGGCTGGCAATCTTACGTAAGTAAGATTGCCAGCAAAACAATTCCCATCCAAATTCACCGATCCAGGGACCGGCAAAGATTATTTCTTTCGCCGCCATATAAATTCAATTGCACATTCGGCATTGCCTCTTGTCTGATCGGTCTTCTTTTTTGGATTGTAGAAATCCCGAATTAAACTAATTCTCTCGGGTTCGATCAAGTCTGAAAACCTTACGACCAAATCCAATATATTTATTGACTTGGCGCACCAACTTTGTTTCTTGTAAATCGTAAAAGACCACCGGTGCTTTTTGTTGAATCGTTTGAACTTTGGAAATTCATACATATCCTCATCTGGAACGGTTATAATCAAAAAACCATTTGGCTTCACCACCCTGATCCAATTCTCTAAAGCTATCTCAGGATTTTTCAAGTGTTCCAAGCAATGAGAAGAATGAAGGAAATCATAGGAGCAATCAGGAATACCTGTTAAATATTGCCCGTCTCCCTGTTCTAAATCCCATGTATCGCATGATTCCATACCAGCAAACACAAAAACATATTGTCCTAATGGATCGGGTTTGCCACCTACATCAATACCTTTGCCGATAAAATACCGGGTGTGAAATAGATTATCATTCAATCTCCGATGCGCTGCTTTGGTCTGTTCTTTCAATTGCTTCCCTTAATGTTCTTAATCTACGTGGTAGTGTCCGGGATCTTTTTCGCCTGTTGGCATGAATTGCCACAGGCGAAAAATGATTTAAGTGTTCTGGTCTGGACCACAACTTACCATACTTGTGCTTCTTAATTCCAGTTTGTAGGTTTGGCTTCTTGCTTAATGCGACATAGTAGGCGCTTTGATCCTTCCAGCGCTTGCGGTGTCTCTGCTGCCATTTTGCCAATTCGGGTAAAGAGACATCATTCATTTCGTCCAACAGGTCAAAGCTTTGTTGGCAATTGCGAAGGAAGAATAGACCGGTATTCACAAATCTTGATTGTTTTTCACCGCTTTGCAGGATTAAGTAATACTGATCGTCAAGGTATTCTTCTATGCCGTTGGCGATAAAGCACGCATCAGCATCTATCCAGACCATCCACTTGCAATCTGGCAGGTGTTTAAGACATAGTGCTACCTTTTCCATGTGTCGCTGGTATTCGGTCATTTGTGGAACCCTCGGACTCCACACCGATTTGTAAGGCGAAAAGGAAACGAAGCTGTAGCCGTTTTCCTTTGCGTATGCTTCGTTTATTTCTGCGGTGTAGGTTCCGATTTGTCTGTAGGTCTTATGGCTCCATCCCGTCCCGATGGTAATCATATTTCAAACCTGCTTTTTTCCGGTAGGAACTCTTGAATTACTTGCTTGGCTGCAAGAGTCAAACCTTTGCCGTTTGTATTTAAGAACGTGTGGTTTTTGAATAAATGTCTAATCTGTTCCACGTCATGGATAGGTTGGGTCAATGACACCTTACTTTCTAGCGGCATTGCGTGTTGATCGGACAAATTGTAATAAAGCGAATTGATACACATTCCTGTTTTCGCATAATCTGCTTTTTCGACAATTTGAATAAACTCATTCTTTCGCACAGGTGCGAAAGAATGAGTGTCAAAGTTCTTTGGATTTTTACAACCTTGTTCCTTGACGAAATGGTAGGTGTTGTTTAATCTGCGATACCATTTATTATTTCTACTTCCTCCCGCATTTCCATCTAATGCTTTTGTGTAGGTGGGCAGGATATTATTTATTCCTACCGGTTTCAACAGAAGATAATCATCAGCACCCCGTACAAATGGATCGGAGATTTGCGGTTGCTTGCAAGCCAATAATACTTTGTCGATTAGATTTGCGTCTTTATTTCTTTTGTGTTTATCGCCCAATTCAATTACAATTACTTGACCGCTTATCCATTCCGGTGGTGTGTCGGTTACGATATAGACGTTACCCAAATCAACAAAGTATTTTTCTAGCGAACGCAAGCAATATCGTAACTCCTCATTGCTGCCCCATGCCGATTGAACGCCTAATGGTATAACCACATCTATTTTCTTTGTTCCCATTTTGGGAAGGGCTTGTAGCCCTTCCCAAAATGGTGGCGGGCAACCGCCGCTACTAGCGCTGCAATCGCACATATCACAGGTTTGTTCTCCCGCCGCAGAACTTCCGACAAATAGACCATTTTGAAAATTCAAACTGATTCGAGTAGCGGTCAAGGTGCCATCAGCACAGGCAATGCTTGAGACAACTACTATGCTTGTTGTCTCTTCTGATTCTGATTCAGAGGGTGCTGAAGGTGAACCGGACACAGACGGAGAGGGCGAACCCTCAGAGGGTGAAGATTCAGAGGGGCTGCTTTCGCTTGGTGAAGATTCCGAAGGACTGCTAGGGCTGCTTGGACTCGAAGGACTGCTAGGGCTGCTTGGACTCGAAGGACTGCTAGGGCTGCTTGGACTCGAAGGACTGCTAGGGCTGCTAGGGCTGCTTGGACTCGAAGGACTGCTAGGGCTGCTAGGGCTGCTTGGACTCGAAGGACTGCTAGGGGAAGAACTTGATTCATCCTCACAACAAAAATTAAACACCCATCTTTGATCGCCGTTGCCGTCATATCCAATTGAATAGAGGCGAACAATGTAATCTTTTGCCCCTCTATAATCGTTCACTTCCCTTGCATTTCTTTTGCCTGTTATATCGGCGGGGTCATCCTCAAAACCACCATCACCATCGGGGATTTGTTTCTTCCAGCAATAGTCTCCTTCGCTATTTGGAGGGCTTGTAATCTTTGCCCACAGTGTTGGCTCTTCATTTCCTTTTCCGTCTGAAAGCAAACCTCCAGCCGTAGTGTATGGCATTCCATCTACACGTTTTACAACATTTGATATTTTTGTTCTGGCTTCTTTCGAGTATCCCATTAAGTAAAACTAAAAACTGAAAAGTCTTTTTCCTCATAGGCGACAAATTCTAATTCTGCGGGTTCATCCGTTGCGTTTTCTTTTGCTGATCCGTGATCCAAAGGCCACGGTTTTTTGACCTTGATTCCATCTTGATTCACGATTGGCTTTCGTCCCCCTTCTCCGTCTAACTCTTCATAGCCATAATCCAACACCCTTTTTTTCCAGGGGTCCGTGCCTGCTTTGAACTTGATTGGATACGTATATATCCTGTAATCTATTCCATGCTCTTGCTTCCACGGAGAAATGGAAATTGGTCCCATCTTGGCGCATCCTTTCGGTATTGTCTGTGCGTCTAATGTGAAATCGTCATCGTTGATCGTATTCACATAACTAAAAACATTTGTATCAAACGTGGCTTGATTTCTAACCACCGTAGCCATCAACTCCGAACTATCCCTTTCGACCAATTGGTCGAAAGGCTCACCCGCTGAGTTGAGAACACGTTCAACCGGATCGCTCAAATCCTCAAACATTTGTTCTGTTGCTTCGCTACTGCTCCAGGTAATTTCGGTAGGTTTGTTCAATGGCGAGTCAAAATACTCATCCGAATATTCCACGTTTACAATGAAGACATACTTTTGAGAATCCAAAGGTTGACAAGATTTGGATTTTGCGTAAGCATCTACGTCTATATCATGTACATCACCCAGAGCGGGAACACCCACAGCGTTAATTGCTGTGGCTGTTCCATCGGATACGGAATTACATTGAACAATAAAAACCCTTGTGTGTGTCGCCTCTTCTGCTGTGTGATTGCTGCTCCTGCTTTGGAAGCGTTCATTTACACTGGTAACCGCCATAAGCCCCCTTAATCTAGATCGTATTCAGAACTTTTTAATCTTGTTGCTATTGTTAGTGTATTTGTGGCTATTTCCTGTTGGACCGATAACTGCCGATCTTCTACGGTATTGCCGCCTCTTTGCTGCATATACACAAACCTTTGTGCCGCGGCGCTACCTGCTTCCAACATTTGCGGACCACCGGTCGGACCACCCGCATCTAATTGTTCTAATGCTGCTTTCTTTGCTCTGCCGTATGTGTCCCAAGAAATTTCACCCATTTGCAGCAAGTTATTCAACTCGTCCATTGTGGAATTGAACTTTTCAAGTGGTGTTCGGGTTTGGTCGAATATTCTCTTTGCCCTGTCCTGATAATGTTCCATCAGTTTATTATGTTCGTTTTGCTTTTCTTTTGCTTTTGTGTAGGCATCCGCAGCACCTTCCATAAATCGTTTTCCAATATCACCCAACCGGCTTAGCTTGTCATTTGACACACCAAATCCATTTAATACATCCGTGAGCGTATAGACTTTTGATTTCACGCTATCAATCTTCTTTTCAGCTTGCTCCAAATTGCTAATTACGTCTTCCGATATTAACGCCTTTGGTGGTTCAGGTGCTTTTTTAACATCAACCTTATCCCATATCGTGCGTAGCTGCCCCGCAATTTCTTTTATCGGAAGACCCAACTCCTTCGCCACCTCTTCCGGTTTTAATCCCTTCTCAAATAGTTCTTTCGCTTTCTGCTTTTCTTCTTTTCTCAAAGAGGTCAATGATCCCAAAGACTTTGGACCGCCGCCCAACACTTGACCGGCAATGGTCATTACCTGCCCCATAGCATTTAGCGTGTTATTCAGAATGCCTCCGGTTTCGGTAGCTGCCGCTTTCAGCCGCTCCCATCCTTTGGTAATTTCCGGCAATTGCTTTTCTGATACCTCTTCCATTGTCCCCTTAGCATCCTGCAATTTATTATGGTAATCCGTTATTGCACCGGACATACCCATAAGAGCGCTTGTTGAGGAAATGGTTTTAGCAGTAAATCCCATAGCCATTAACTGGCTTACCTTCTGTTGGTCGCTTAGACCTTCTAATGATTGTTCTAAGTCGGCAACAATATCACCCAAGAAACGGAACTTGCCTGCCGAATCATAAACTTCTACACCCGCCGCCTTAAATGCCACTGCATTTTCGTTTGCCTTAATTGAAAGGTTGCGAAGGATAATATCGTATTGTGTTCCTGCATCGGCTCCTTTAATACCCCGTGAAGCAAAGGCCGCTAAAACTGCGGTTGCTTGTTCAATACTCTGCCCGAATCTAACCGCCGATGCGGCGGCCTTGTTGGTCAATGATTCCGAGAATTGTTGAACACTTGCATTTGATAAGACGTTGGCTTTCACCAAAACATCGCCCACACGTTTCATTCTCCAAAGATTTTCATAGGTATCTTTCGATGCCAAACCCATAGCCATTTGGGTATCTGTGAGAAGGTCCGTTGCCGTTGAAAGGTCGAACATACCCGCTTGTGCAAAGGTGGCTACCGTTGAAAGAGACTTGATTGATTGTGCCGCCGATAGACCAGCCGATGCCAAGTAGTAATATGCTTTCGCTGCTTCTGCGGTGCTGTATCGTGTTCCCTTAGCGATTTCATTTGCCACCCCAATCATTTGGGTCTTCATTTGCTCCGATACGTCTCCCATGATTGCCAGGGATGAATGCATTGCTGTATCTACTTCGTGGACCATTTGCCCAAGTTTGATTGCACCGGTAATGCTTGCCAACCTTGTAACAAGAGAAGAAACGGAGGAGCCGAAAAGGTTTATCGTTTTCGTTTGCTTCTTAAAAGCGTTTGAAAACTTTGTGGTATTCGCTGTTAAGATAACTGATAAATTTGCGATTGATGCCATAAGGTATATAGAAGAGAGAAGCCCCTTTTCGCCTAAAGGCGAAAAGGGGCTTAATTAAACTTACCAAATATGTTTTCCAGCTTATCGCTTAGTTCCTCTTGTGTTGGATATTCCCGATCTAAGCCGTCTGTCTCATATCGTGGAAGGAATTTATTTATGTCCACCTTTGCCCCGACACTTCGGTATATTGCTGTAGCGATTGTAGCTGCTTGAATATCGGTTCTCTCTTCTAAGGTAGGTTCTGCGGAGAGATACTCCATCCATTGCTGATACTCGCTTGATCCCATCCGGTTATCCAATTCGGCAACGGTCATTTTGAGAACACGAGCTAATCTAAATTTGAATCGTTGCTCTGTGGTGAGTCTTTTTTTTTATCGTCAAACCCAGACAAGCGCCAAACAACGTCAAGAACATCAGAGATAACTTGACCGGATTTCTTGAGTAGTTCGGGAAGGTCTTTTTCCTCAAAGACCGGTGAACCCTCTTCATCCAAGAGGCATTTGATAGCTACCTTTGCATCCATTTCTTTGATCGCAAGCGGGTCATTCTTGTATTTTTCCAGGATTTCAAAAACCCATGACCGCTCTTTAGCGTTCAATTCACGGACCACAACAGAGACACCCCATTGATCTATGCGGAGTGTTTCTTTTTTCAAATCATCACAATTGAGAATCTTATCTTTTAACGCCATAATTACGCACTAGTAAAGGTTGGAGCGCCGGTTATTTTAATTGTAATGCTGTTCTTCACAGCATCATTCATAGGGGTTTCGTCCCCTAATCCCTTGATGTAGCCAGTAAAACCAATATAACTATTATCTGGCTTTGTAATTCTCCAATCCTTTTTTGTGCCTACTAGGCCGTATAGAGTGCTACATTGACTCTCTTCATAGATAATGTCAAAGCTAACTTCCCCGCCGTCTTTCAAGCCGGGGACATATTCTTTGTATTCAGAAGGTGAGTCATTGTTCGTTATTTCTACATCATCTACCGCTATACTAGGACCAGAAACGTCCATCACTTGGGCGATTAAAGTGTCTGGGGTGACTCCCACAGCCGCATATTTGATCGTTGTTCCAAATCCTTTCATTCCGTCAGAAGCCATTAAAATACCTCACTAAATAAATGGTCTACTCTATTTAGTGAGGTAGGATGAATTTTTATGAAGTGGCTTCCACGAAATGGACGGCAAAAGAAAGACGTATCCGGTAGACGGCTATATCCGTTCCAGGTTCCACGTTGTCGGATAGGTCAACCTGATTTTCTAAAAAGCAAGCGTGAATAGTCTGGCTTCCTACCGATCCGGTGTAGCCGTCCAAACAAAGCCGGATTTCATCGGCAATGGTGATTGCTTGTAAATACGTTTCAGAAAAGCAATCAATTTCTATTGAAGCTGTGGGAATGCCGGTGGGTCCGTCATTGCTCCAGACTCTTTCGGTTCCGCTCGTGGATAAGACCACACAAGGAGAAGAGCCGCTTTGCGGTATTCGATCTACATAGATGCGAGTAGAGACAATCGTGGTAATGTCGTTATCTGCTTCTAGTAATGTAATAAGCCCCTTTTTAATCATGCTGTATTTATCTTTCCTTCCAAGCTTTGGTTACTCCGTCCCTCAACTTCGTTTTCATTATGGCGATTGCCTGATTCTTTTGCTCTTTGTGGGCCGCCTTTAGAAAGGGGGTTCCCTTAACAAATCTGCCGTCTCGTGTTGTAAAGCCATCATGCACCAAATGAGCATAATTTTTCGGATTTCTTTTCTTCCCCTCAAATTCGCCAGAATAATTCGTTCTGGGTCCAATTATTAAAACTATGGTTCCACTAGTCCGATACACCTTGACCTTGCTACCGATTGATTTCTTTAACAGCTTGCTTTCGGTTGGGCATTTGGCTCTTGCTGCTTTGATTACCGGTTTTCCTGCCGCCTTCACCGCTTGGCGCAGCACTCTTTTTTGAACCCGACTAGGCAACCGATTAAACTTCCGCAGTAATCTTCTTTGCCCTTTTACCTTAATGTCAATCATACTTCCTCTTTACAGACCAATTGTATTTCTTTGTTCCGTTCAAAAACATTGATAATTGACGAAATATTAAATGTCCTGCTGTCAAAGCTGATACGCATATCGGGAGTAATGCCGGACAGGTGGCGAATAGTAATGATGTGCGTAGCATCCATAACCACCTGTTCATTCCTGATATTCTCGTTTGCGTTCAAAGGTTTTACTTCTGCCCACACCGTTGCGAAAGTTGACCACGTATCGGTGGACTCATTGAACGCATCCGGTGTGCCTGCTGTAGGCTCTTGGATAATCACTCTATGCCGTAACCTTCCCGCCCTCATATCACCTCCGGTATCGAAATGGAGGCAATCAGACTATCCACAGCAAGCGGGATGGTGCTTGTAATCGTGCCTGTAACTACCGCTTCCCGGTTCTCAAAGTAATGCGCTGCAAGAAACCTGATAGCCCGCTTCGCAGCATCAGGAACATTAGATCGGCTTGTGTAGCCGCAAACGTATGTCACCTGAACCGCATTAGGGATCGCTCTGGTATTCGGAAAAGTTGTTCCGTATGCCGGAACAACTTTTCCTTTAATGCTATGCGTATCAACCTGATAATCACTTGCGTCTAATGTTTGGCTTTCGCCATCTGTATCGGTATAGGTAATTGTGGTAATGCTCTGTAGCGGTGGATGGTCTAGGATGATTTCATCGGGAAATTCATCAAGTGATTTGCGGTAAGTGGCTGTCATTAACTGCCTTCCACTTGCCCGTTGAACATAGTCAGTAGCGTCTTTAATGCAGGATTGAATTAGATTATCTTGATCCGTTCCATCCACTCCGCAATGGTCCTTTTGTTCGCACACTTCCACCGGGAGCAAAGTAGGTGGAGTAATTAGATTAGTTCCCATTTACTTTCTTCCTTCTGCTCTTTCTTGCCGTTGTTTCTACCTCCGGTTCTGCGGTTGCTATTTCAACGGCAAGACCACCACCTTTGATAATCGCTAGAATGTCGGAAGGAATATTCTTTTCTTCCACAACTTGCCCAACACGATACGACCACGTAGGGCTTGCAATTGATTCAATGAACTTGTATTTCTTCATACTTGTATGTATAAATAAAAAACCCTTTTTCCCCGCGAGGGGAAAAAGGGCAGTAAAAAAACGAGGTCATCATACATTTACGCCGAGGTGGCGTTTAACAGGTATTTGATAGCGGAGCTATTCACCAAATCGCCGTCATGCCTACTGAATGACAAGAAACCAACTTGCAGATATTCCGCATATCTTTCAACAAGTCTAAGCATTTGAACAGCCGAAACGTCCCTTACCCAATAGTAAGAGAAATCACCATAAAGGATTGGCTTCGCAGCCGATCCAATATCCGCCATATCTTGATTGATAACGTAAGAATTGCCATCAATAGTTGGCGGTTGCTCTTTGCTTACATCGCCTCTATTCCATAAAGGATTACCGTTGCCGTCCGTCAATTTCTTCACAGCCAATAGAGTAGTATCATTAAACATAAATTTGGCTGTAGCTCTGTAGGCAGGATCGACAGCGTGTTTCAGAGCCAAGATTTCGTTATACGTTACTGCCGTTGCGCTAGCTGCGGTAGTTCCAAGAGTGGAAGCAGTTACTACGCCCCTTACCTGGCCTGATCCTGTTCCAGTTGTGAAATGCGTATTGGTGATTCTACCAATACGAGTAGCCAGCATATCAGCAAGCCAGGACTCTACCGGAAATGCTGAATCCTGTAGAAGCTGTAATGGGCAACGAACTACCTTTGAATCATACATATAGGCTTGGAGTGTGACAGAACCAAATGTAGGATCATAGGTGCTATCGTCTGTTACTGCCGAATTTTCGGCCGTGAGTTCGCCGGTATTGGAAGTATCATCCAAGCTGGGAACAGGTAAGTCAGAGCCGGTAGTGGTAACCAACACCGTAGCACCAGCTTCACGAATACCGCCAAATGCCTTTAGCTTCTCTACATAGGTGTTCGCAAAATCTTCAGCCACGAAGTAACCGCCGCTTGAATCGGTCTCGGAAGACAAACCGGAAACTGTCCGCATTTCCAATTGAAAGTTATTCAAAGAAGTTCTTTCTTCCGGTGTCAAACCTTCGTTGCCGTGCCTAATCCATTTGCTAAATGCTCTGGTAGATACACCGTCTTTCTTCTCCGGTGTCTCTACATCTTCTTTGCCGATTCTTTCTTCTAAAGACTTTTCGGCTTTCTCTTGTTTTTGGATTGTTCTGATTTCATCATACAATTTGTCTGCATCTTGATGCAGCTTTTCAAATTGTTCATTTTCCTCTTTGGTAAGTTCACGGTTTTCAGAGTGAGCCACCTTTAACAACTTGCCAGCATCTTCTACTAACTTGGCTCGTTGTTCTGCTTTTTCTTTTTTATTGATCCAAGACATTTATTGTCTCCTATTTCTAAAGTTAGTTGTTTGGGACTCAACTGGTCAGCAACGGCTCCGAAGATTTGGTCTCCAAATATATTTAGAAGTGAGACAATAAATTTGCGCATGAAAAAAACCCACTTCCCGCCAACGGCGGGAAGTGGGCTATACCTAATATAAGAGGTGTTTCCCCAACCCCTTACTTATCTATCCATCTGCTCCTGAATAATCTAGCATTATCATCTACAAATTCGTGTTGCCATTTTCCCGCATGGCCGGGAAAATGGCGGATAACCGAATCAGGATGAACCATAATCTTAAATCCCAATTCTCTGACCCTCATACACAAATCAGCATCTTCCCAATAGCCGATCCTATATCCCCGATCAAAACCATTAAGGTAAACGAATAATGCCCGATGGATAAGCAGACAGCACGCATTGACCATTTGGACCTGTTGCGGTTTTTTTAATTCATCCGGTAAAGTAGAAAGGGTGTAAGGTTGCTGCAATCGTTTCCCATTGTGAAGAGTAAAGCCAATATGTCGAAATGCTACCCCGTCCCATTCACTCCCCAGTGATAGAATAATATTGGTATCATTCAACAATTGACAATTTCCCACCACTCCTACAAACCGGTCTGATTCGATTAAATTAAACAATGGTTCAAGCCATCCGGCTTGAACCATTGTATCTGCATTCAAAAACAAAAGGTGTTCGTTGTGGCTTGCCCGTATCGCTCCAAGATTACAAGCTTGACCAAAGCCAAGATTCCTTTTGCTTCTGATAATCCGGTAGGGAACCCGAAAGGGTTTTTTCTTCCACGCTTCATTGATTACCTGATATGATTGCTGTGGGCAGCAATCATCCACATAGATTATTTCGTGTGGGGTGGTCTTCACCCAACTCTGGATTTGCCGTCTAACCTGCTTCCTGCTTTTGTAGAGAGGGACAACGATTGATAACATTTTCAATGCTCCTAATTACTTGTTCTGGGTCAATCATCCGCATACACTTCCCCAGACCATTTACCGGTTGCTGGCATAGTCTCCGGTCGTCTGGGTTATTGTCGTTCCTTCGTTCGGGTCTCTTGGCAAGACAAGGGCCTTTCTCGCAACAGGACAAAGCCCCAACGGTGTGGAAGGTGTGTTGCAGTGGATAATTACCACACCATGTTGGGCTTTCTCTGCCTCCCACAAGGCAGAAGTATGGAACCTGAAAAGAGGCGCAAATGTGCTGTAGGAACGTAACCGGTCCTAGACCAGCTACAGCGCGGTAGCATAATTGAAAAAGTTGCCGGATATTCGTCTTACCGATCAAGTTGACCGCTCCGTTGATCGGTTTGCCGTTGTGTTCCGGCAAACCGATCTGAACACACTTAATCCGCTTCTGGAAATAATCCACAACCTCTTGATAATACGGCCATTGTTTTAGCGGTATGTCGTCCTTAATCCCTGCCGAGAATACAATGTAGGGACCTTCTATGATTGGTTTAATGTCTTCCCTGCTCAAATAGATATGTGGACGGTTGCAGGTTATGTCTATCGGTAATCCTATTTCGCCTTCTATTGCGACCACGTAGGAATGACTGAACGGTAGATTGTGTTTTCTGCTAGAATAGAGCAATTCGACATAATCCATTTCAATTTCTCGTCCGGTATAATCACCGGTAACGTATGGGTTATGTAAAAAGATTTCTGGATAACCACACACGACCGAAGTTGTAAATGTGCCTGGATAGGTGGTGTGAAGACAATGAATTGCCATCTCCATTACGAGACAATCGCCAGGCGCTCTATTATTGATTAGGACTAGGTTGTTTATGTTCTGCCTCTTTCTGGATTTGCTTTAAGCTTGCCATATTTAATAGAGGCGTTTCGGTTTCATTTTTCTCCGGTTTCTCTTCCGGTTGCTGGCTTTTCTTAAATTCATCGTATGCTTCTTTTGATCGAACCGCTACACTTGTTGCCTTATAGGCAGGACTCGTAACCGGCGAGATATGATCTAGGATCGCTTCGGTTACTTCCCGAATATCAATACCGCCTTCACTTGTCCACCGATCCTCTTTGGCAATGAACCCTATAGACATACCCTCTATATCGCCATGCTCAATGCTGGCGATTAAATCATGCGCAAATGTGGTATTCGGCAAACTCATATCAAACCGCAGACCGATTTCATCCGTCCACACTTGGAGAGTATCCTTTTCTGTTCTGGCTAGTGGATAGGCGGAATCGTGTTGTGATATTGCCCGTATATCATTATTTCCGTCAAGCCAATTATCAAAGGCAGAAGGAATAAACCGCTCCCGCCATCCACCAAAATCCTGCGATAGAGTATTAAAAGGTAGAGCATAACCGGTAAGGTGTGGCTTTTCGTCCACTTTTTCAATTCGGATTTCTCGTGCTTCTAAAAATCGTTTTTCAATTTCCATAATCGTCTAACCTCTTTTGTGTTCGAGTGTGCCATCGTAATTCAGCTACGTCTGTAATGCCTTCTATTGATTCTTTACTTTCCCGTATGTGGGCATCAACCAGCATTTCTAAATACTCTGTTGTTTCTCCCATTGCTTCCACAATTGGAAGAAATGTTTGCTTCACCAGATTACGATGATTCTGGTAAAACTCATTCGCCCATAGGGCGAATGAGTTTTCTTCTTTTTTCAATGCCCTTCTAATTGCATTTCTTTCTTTGGTCAATAAACGTCTGATTGCATCCTGAAAGATCGGGTCCAATTTCCTTTTGTCTTCCTCTTCCCGCTTGCTTGCGTCAACCATATTTAACGGAGATAGATGAACATCGCCCCCCTCTATTGTGTTCATATTTTCAAGTTGTTTAATGTGATTAACGGACAGCCAACCGCCCTGAATGCCTTTCATGTAATTCTCATAACGTGTCTTTTGATCGCCACGCAATAAGCCATCTACGGACATTTCAGCGTAGTATTCGCCTTTTTCCGTTTCCCAAAATAGCTTCCTGTTTACTTCGTTTTCAAACCCTTTGATCCATCGCATTAGAGTAGATTGGACATATTCAATGGCTTGATGTTCAATGTTTGAGAACGTGGCTCTTTCGAGGTCTCCAACCTTATGCGGTGGCATTAAAAATAATTTGGCTACGTCTCTGCCAGCATGAACCCTCGTTTCTAAGAATTGCGCCTGTTCGGGCGGGACCCCAACCTCTTTTAATTCCAAACCATTTTCAAAGAGCGGTGTTCCATGCGCATTGCTTACACCCTGATATTGTGCGAAGCTGTCTTTCAAGTTTTGCTTTGCATCCGGTGATAACTTGCCAGGATACGTGAGGTAGCCCCGCAACTGCGCCCCATTCGCAAAGAACTTGGCTGCAAACTGATCGGCAGCAATCGCTACCCCCATTACGTCCGCCGCTTCTTCTAAGACACTACGCCCCCTCAGACCATCAAATGATAGACCTGGAAAGTGTAGAACCTGATCGGCAGTGAGTGTTTCTGCCTTGCCATTAGCCAGGATGGTAACGTAGTAGATCGCTCCCTTTTCTCTAATTGCTCGGGTCCTTGTCGGCAAGAGTGGATATAGACCGGTTGCCCTTTCCCCCTGCTTTTCAATGTAGGCATAGCCATTGCCATACCTCAAAATATGTGCCGACACACATTCACGAAAAACCTGTGAGGTCATATATTCATTTGGTGTATCATGGAGTAAACCATAGTTTGGGTGGGCTGTGGCTCTTTCTCTTCCCTGATCGGTCTTGCGGTAAACGTGGAAGGGCAGTAATCCTAAATCGAAGCTAATCCGCCTTACGCAAGCATTATAGGTAGCAACCTTCATTGCTGTATCGTGGGTAACATCAACACCTGCATCATTAGAAAGATTGGCAGAAAATGATACTATGTCGGCGGCACGCAATGGAACAGAAGGATTTTCAATACTGCGGTGTTCCTTCTTCCTAAATAAATCAAATAATCCCATACCCTATGTAGGACCAATAGGATTAAAAATACTCAACACCATGCGAATCATAGACGCTACCGGATTCCTTATCCAGATTGGCAGAACCCAACGCCATAATCAAAGCTACCATCCCGTCTATTTTATTTTTGCTCTTCTTCTTGCTTGGCTTAATGTTTCCGGCTGCATCGGTTTCTATCACGGTGTTTTGTGCCATCCATCTTAAAACCGGATTGCCGTAATGATTTAATTTCCGGTCCAATACGATAGCTTCTAAATCCTTTGTCGGTTCACTCATTGACCGGAACCCTTGCCGGAAATTCATTATCCTAAATCCATCCCCGTCCAATTCGGTCATTATTTTTTGGGCGTTCCAATCGTCAACAGCAATTTCCTTTATGTGGTATTGCTCTCCCAAATCATTTATCCGCTTGCGGATAAATGATTGGTCCACCACATTGCCAGGGGTGGTATCAATGTATCCTTGATTGATCCACGTTAGATACGGCACACCATCCTTTTCTTTTTCCTTTGCCGTTTCCTCCGGTATCCAGAAGGTGGGAAGAACATCAAACCGCAGTAGCTTTTCCCCATCATAGATGGGGAAAAGCAAAACAAACGAAGTAATATCAACCCTACTGGATAGGTCCAATCCTCCAAAGCACTCACAACCGGTTAGGTCTTCCCTGTCATATTCGCACCCATCCCACCTTTCCATTTTTAGAAATGGTGATTCACTCGCCGTCCATTGATTCAATCGGTAGCGGCGGAAGCTTGCTTCTTTGGTTGGGCTTTTCTCTGCCTCCAAAAAATCCTGTTCAAATTGTGTAGGATCAATCGTAACTCCCCAGCTTGGATTTGCCTTTTTCCAAGTGTTGTCTTCATTTTTCCAATCATCTTCTTTATCCGCTTCTGCAATGTATGAAAAAAAAGAAATATCCTCCAAGCCATCGGCTACCTTTTTGGCATAATCGTATTGCTCAAAGCAGATAGAGTGTTTATCAAAGCCTGCTGTGGTAATGGAAATAAATAGGGGCTGTTCCCTTGCTGCGCCTGCATACCTTACCGCATCAAATAAATCCCTAGTCTTTGCCGCATGTAGTTCATCATAGAGGATAAGATTTGCGTTTAATCCTTCTGCTGAATTTGCTTCACTGGATAACGCTCGATAAAATGAAAGGGTATCTTCAAAGGTTACGCTCTTTGTGCTGTTGATCGGTTTCAAAATAGACCGAAGCTGTGGGCTTGCCTTTACCATCTTGGCGCATTCACGATACACATAAGCCGCTTGATCCCTTGTCGTGGCAACTGAATAACACTCTGCGGAGGGTTCTTCCAAGAGCATGTAAAGAATGATTCCGGCCCCCAATGTGGTCTTGCCGTTTTTCTTTGCCATGCTTACATAAGCACGGCGGAACCTTCTTTTGCCGTCCCTGTTTTTCCAGCCGAATAGAGGAGCAATGATCTTCTCGAATTGGAACGGCAATAGATGGAACGGACGGCCTGCCCACTTACCTGTTGAATGACGGAGATACTTTGAGAAGAAGTCTTTGACGTGTTGGGCTGCGGTAAGATCGAAATAGCACCCTTCCAATAATGCCGCTTCATCGTTTGGGGTTTGTATCCATTCTGCCCAACCTTCCTTAATCGCTTGTGCCTTTAGGTTCCCCAGTTTAGTCATGGTGCAAAAAATGTAAGGTCATTTCAAAAGCTTGTTGATCGGACCATCCCATTAGTTTCAATTCATCGAATAGATTACGAACCATACTGCTATAGTCGTATAGGTTTACATCGTTATCATCATCATTTTGCGGTTCTAATCCGATTTCCTCATCCGGTTGCCTGCCGTTCATTTGCTCATATAGTTCGATACTCATTCCTAATTCGTGGAGTTTCGCAATTAGTGTATCTACGTCTATTCGCTTATTGTCAATTTCAATACTCGCTTTTTCTCCATCAAGATATGCTTTTATTTTGCAACCCTCCAGGTCAAGAATGTATGGTATATTATCCATTATCCGCCCTTCATAAATTGTTTAATGTCTTCTTTTTGGTCTGATCCTTGACGAATACTTAACTTCGCTCTTGCTGCTGGAGTTAAGCCAAATTCAATTAGAAACCTTTTGCATTGATTCAAGGCTTCGTTCATTATTGCAACCCAAGGGGATTTCATTTTGAATCCGTTTGGGGTGGTTAAAACATAACCGGTTTTCTCCAGCTCTTGTTGTGCTTGGCGGTAACGACCATAAGCAGAACAATATATTTCCAGTGCTGACCGGTCTATCTTGCTCAACACTCCAAGCTGCTCCAGCAAAGGAACAATTGATTTCCATTCTTGTTTAGCCACTCTGCCCAAATGCTTTGGGCAGAGTGGCTTGCCCGTGGGTGCAACGGGTTCAGTTTGATAACGTCTCTTTTTGCCAGGGTCACCCCTAGCATCATTGATCGCTTTTGGAATTGGTGGTCTACCCATACATTTATGTAGTAAAAAACCCCCTTTTCCCGTAAGGGAAAAGGGGGCGTTCGAGTAAACTATTATGACAGCAATATATTTACGCACTCCAGGGAGTTTTTTTGGCGGTTTTTTTGATACGGCTAAACCCTCGGTCTACAGATATGGGGCTGTAGCTATCAAGCCCCCCTCGCCGTTTCCTTGCTGTGGCAAGACTTGCAAAGCGGCAACAAATTGTCAAAGGAGTCTGGACCACCTTGACGGCGAGAAACAATGTGGTGTGCTTCGCTTGCAGCTTTGCCACACTTTGCACAAATTGGATTTTCTCTGAGGAACGCAAGACGGAGCCTTCGCCACCGCCGATCATAGCCACGTTTGGACGGAGAAGGTCGAGAACGATTTAAGTAGGTGTTGCCTGTTGATCGGGTAAGGGTCTTTTGTTTCTGTAAATTTGTTGTGGCCTTGAAAGGCATCATTCCTCACTTCGTTGAGCTATTGCGCAAATGTCTTCTTTGTAGGTCAAGCCACCTGCGGTAGTAGCCGTAATTCTAATTGTGTATCGTTCATATTCTGTCAGGTCAGTTGTGGTCGAACCGGGAATAGTCCCCTGATAGACTCCATCACTATCTGCCTTGTATGCTAGGTTGAATGAAGCTACCTCCGTTGCGTCATGCTCCAAGAGCTTACCGGTAGCGGTTGCGTTATTCACGTATGATTCGCTTAATTCATCGTAAAGCCCCGTGAGTTCAACAAGGGCATCACCTCCGATTGGAATGCAATAAATATCTGTTGCCATATTCTATTTATGCCGTAATCGTTCCTTTTGCTTTGCTCTTTATGCTAGGTGTTGCTCTGGCTTTGCTTTCTGTTGTTATTACGCCCGTTAATTTGCTTGCCGCCGCTACCGTTCCCGTTAATTTGAAATGTGCGGCAATTGCTCCAGATAATCTACTCGTTGCCAAAAGTGAACCCGTTAAAGACAATGGGTTGTTTGATACAATCGGTTGCTGGATCGCGCCAGTTATCCTAAATCCGCCTGTTGCTGTTATTGCCATTATGCCACCACTATTACCTGATTAAATGGAACGGGATCGGGTTCGTTTAACTCAAGATTCATTGTGTATCCTGTGCTGTTCGCTGTTGCTGCCGCAATACCTTGTGCGGCAAAGACATATCGGTATGTGTCACCACTTGGCACGGTAACCGCTAATGTATCTTCCAAACTTGCTCCATCATATATTTCGCACTCAACACTTGTTCCACTGCGAGTAATTATAAAATCATACCACTGACTATCTGATCTTCCTCCCCAATGATCCGTGGTCGTGCTACCATCATGGATTTGTTGCAAAAAATAGAATCTGCCAGCAACAGTTTCCGTTGCCTTGAGTAAAATTCCATCATCGCCATCACTATACCAATCGTTTGGATTTTTCTTAGTTGTGCCAACTGCCCAACAGGACATTTGACCACCCTGTTCAGTGTTAGCGTGAGTATAATTTTTTAACTCGTGTTCAAAGTTTCCAAAATGCCCAGCACCGAAATCGCGAGTTAAAAAAGTATCTTCGTCCTCTTGTCCGTTCCAATAACACCATGCGGTATTCACAGTTAAGTTAGTGGCGGGATCATCTTCCACATATGTTAAAAGATTTTCATAAGCCATCGGAAAACCTCACGTCAGAAGATGGATTAAAAAACCTCACGTCAGAAGGTAATTCCACAGCATCAAGTAGATTCTCCGGTGGATTGAATTTAAGGATTGCCCACTCTTGAAACACCTTGTCTTCTTGCTCTTGTGTCAAGTCGCAATTAAGTAGCTGTCTTAGAAATAGGATTTGTTCGCCGTAATCGTTAGATTGAAAATCAATTCGGTCCTCTTTGATCCTGTTTAAGTGTTCTGCGGTTGCCTTTGGTATTTGTTCTCGCAATTCCAATTCTTTTTGTGTAATTGCATGGTTGGCCTTACGAAAGACTTGCTTGTACTCTGGATCATCACCATAGCCCTTTGTATTGTGTTGCCGTCTTAATGCTTCACGTTTTGCATATATTTGTGCTAATTGTTCTGCTAAACTCATTAGGTCCTTTGAACTCTCAACTCTAAAGTTACTCGTTGCACTGTTGCGGCGGAATCCACGTTGATTGCCATGCAATTACCTTCCGTCAACGAAGTTGTCCAACTGGTTAATGTAGTATCTTCATCTTTTGTTGATGCTGAGATTTGCGGTTCGTTTCCGCCCGTTATTGTGTCTACATTTGTTGGCGGGAAATTTGCGTAAGAATCAACCCAAATATCAACTTTAATTGAGCCGCTTCTATCAGCCAAAAGGGTGGCTCTTTTGATCGTGCAAGCAAAAGGTATGCGCAAATGGCCTTTAACGCCTGTTGTTATCGCACTGCCACCGCCATCAATTACGAAAAGGAAAGAAGCGTATTCAGTTGGACCGGTGGGGCCTGTTATTCCCGTGGCTCCTGTTGCTCCCGTGGACCCAGTTGCTCCAGTAGGTCCGGTCTGTCCCGTCTCACCCGTGGCTCCTGTAGCTCCCGTGGCTCCGGTCGGTCCTGTCTGTCCCGTCTCACCCGTGGACCCCGTGGCTCCAGTTGCTCCAGTAGGTCCGGTCTGTCCCGTCTCACCCGTGGCTCCTGTAGCTCCCGTGGCTCCGGTCGGTCCTGTCTGTCCCGTCTCACCCGTGGACCCCGTGGCTCCAGTT